GCTAGTTCCGCGAACAACTGTTCGTCTTTCGGAATCTTTACGTCGCGGTTGGCCAGCCAGGCTTTGCACTTGAACCACAACTCGGCCCTGAGATTAGCATACGTCCCCTTCATTGCAGGACTTTCCGCGACGTTGATGCCACGCGCCGGCAGGCCCAGTTCGCGCAAACGGTCAAGCACACCCGCGCCTAGCCCGATGGAGTCAACCAGAATTTCGACTGGCTGGCGGCTGGGCGGCAGCGCCTCGTACTCGGCCACGACAGCGCCAGTAAGCTGCATCAGGTCGAGACCCTTCCAGGTCTGCACTTCATCCACGACCGGACCCCGGCGCTTGGCAAGCGCGCTGGCGTCGCTGCCCATACGCGCAACGTCGAGACCCCACACGGCCGTAGCATTTTCGTCGATCTTGATCTCGCGGTTCATCGCCGCGTCAATCAACTCAACTGGGATGACAGTATCTTCTTCACGCGGCGGGAAGTTGCCCAAGACGCGCACATGATACGCCGGACTATCTTCGCCGTAGCGCAGTTTCATTTCATTGACGAACGCCTCACTAACGCGGGGGCTGTCAACGCAAGAAACATGGAATGTCTTCCACTCGCCCTTCAGGCGGTTGTGGGTGTCATAAAATAGGCCGGTATTTCGGGTCGGGTTCCCAAGCAGCAGTGTGGTCGCGCTGTGGCCAGACATAGAACCAGAAGCCGCTTCGAAAACAGACTCAGGGATACCTGATGCCTCGTCTGCCACCAGTAGAACGTTGTCGGCGTGGATACCCTGTAGGGCTTCAGGCGTCTCGGCGCGGGAGGTTCTGGCAGAGATGAATGCTTCGCTAGGCGCTGCTTTAAGTTCGATACGATCACTCTTCACCTCGATCAGTGTCTTGAGGATGTCCGGCAGTTCGTTGACCCATCGTTTCAGTTCCGCGAACATGGCGTCGAACAACTGAGCCGATGTCGGCGCTGTGACGACCACTTTCACCGGATAGCGCGTTAGGAAGTAGTGAAGCATCGCCCAGGACGCTGCTGTGGACTTGCCGACCCCGTGGCCCGACCGCACGGAGATACGGCGGTGTCCGGCGCTAATAGCCTTTAGAAACTCGATCTGCCACGGGTCGGGCGTTGTGCGCAGGATGTCCCGCACAAAGCCCACCGGATCGTCACGGTACTTCTTCAAGAACGCCAGAAAGAAGTTCGGCTCGGCCTTCGTATTTTGCGCCATCAGGTTGGCGGCTTCTTTCGCCGCGGCTGCGGCGCGGGTAACTGTCGGCTTCTTGGTCTTAGGCGCGCTCACGCGTGGTCTCCTTGAAGAATGCGGCGGATCGTGACGTGGCTGACATACCGGCCGTGCTTCTTCTGAATAATCGCTTCGATGTTACGGAAACTGTAACCCTTAAGGCGTGCCACCTTCATCGTCGTAATGCAATCCTGCTCTTCGGCGTTCGGCACCAGCCGCGAGTTACGGCCTGACCCGACGACATCGTAGCCAAAAGGCGCGTTGCCACCAAGATGACCGCCCGCGCTCTTCTTGGCCTTGCGTCCGGCGAGGGTGCGTTCCTTGATGCGGCGGCGCTCCTCACCGCTGAAGACCGCCATAAGCTCGATCATGAATAAGCCGTGGGGGTTATGTGGGTCCATAACGTTGCCATAGCCATTGATGATGAGGTTGATGCCGGCGTCCTTCCAGTCCCCGATCACATTAAGCGCATCGCGAGCGTCGCGGAACATACGGTCCAGCTTCGACACAATCACAGTGTCGCCTTCACGCAGGAAGGCCAGCTTGCATCCTTCCGGCCGTTGGAACAGGGACACCCCGCCAGAGACACCCTCTTCGCGGTAGATGTGAGTGAGGGCCATGTCGTGTGTCATGGCGATGCCCTCTATCTGGCGTGTCTGATCGTCGAGGCTGGTGTTCTGTACCTGGTCCTCAGTCGAAACTCGCGTGTAACCGTAAACTGCCATTTTTCCGCTCCGTTATTTGATAAGCCGAGTGCGTAGCAAACGCCTTAACACTATTCAAGCCATAAATCATAAAATTTTTCTGAGCAGCACGTTCATGTTTGTGGCAAGTTTCCTGAACAAATCCGTGTCTGTCAGGTTGTGTGTACATCGCCCCCCGCGAGAGGCGGGGCCGGGGGGGTAAAATTACGTATGTGCCAAATATGCATAACCAGATGATATGATATATCATATCATTGGCAACATAATTGATAGCAGTATCAGTATCTTAGTCAACTACTAAAGTACCAGGCATTTACGAATTGCCTGTTAAGCCGGTAAAACGGATTGGCAAATTGGTTCAGACGCGCACGACAGGTGCAAGCTGTTCCTGTGCGTCTCCGCATGGGTAACGCAAAAAGATTCGTTCTTTATCAGCGTATTGTAAAATAGTTGGCAATGATGGAGTAGTTTATGTTGACAAGGGGAACAGTGTTCCTATTGTCAGGGCATCGAAGCGAAAGGAACTAAGCAGATGCGTACTATTGTAGCTATCCTGGCAATTGTGTTCGTAGCCTATGTGGCTTGGCCGAGTGCCGACTGTGACCGCCTGACTGGCGCCGAATGCGAACGGCTCGAACTGATTAACGCTGGCGCCATCGACTAAGGAGGGAATTGTGGCCGATATGCGAGAAAACTATAACGCAACCGAAGGCGAACGCTTGCACCGCTTGTCGATGATTACCGGCAGCAATGCGCTTCGCGAAGCAATCAAAAGAGATCATCCGCGAATCTTCGCAATGTTAACGAAAGGGACCAAAGCATGACTATCATCGGCGGGAAAGATCGCTGCGACTATCGCACACTTGGGACAAAAGCCCTGATCGAAGAGGCCCGGTATAACCCGAACGCTGAGCTTTGCATCGCAATCGGGGAGCGTTTGGCCGGTCTGTATTTCAGCATAAAGGGCCAGGACAACGAGCTTCAAGAGCTTCGCGACCGCTTGGCGCTGGCAACTAGCGCGGCGGTATCAATGCGCGCTGAGATTGAATCCTACAGGGAGCCTCGCAATGGATAAGCAGAAAGCACAAGCGGATAAAATCTGCATGGATGCGGCCAGCATCTTCCGCGCAATGGACGCAATCAAGCAGCAGCAACGAGAGTTAGACGCCAAGCTAGTGCAGCAAATCGCGGCCTATCGAGACGTAGTTAAGGTTTACGGCTGGAGCCGCGATCATATGCGCCAGGCTTGTCAAGCGCGGGGGCTGCTGCTGTGACACCCGAACGTTTTAAGGAAATGCGTGAAGAGCTAGGGTGGACTCAGTCTGCCCTAGCTTCGGCGCTTGGTGTAACACCGCGTGCCGTACGCTATTACGAAGCAGGTCAGCGGGACATACCTCGGCCCATAATGTTACTACTGGAATCCGTTCACGGCGTTTGCAAAGCATAGGACTAATCATGGCAGGACATATTAAGCGGCGGACTATCGCCAGTAACCTCGACAAGATCGGTGAGCAGACGCTTCTAGAAAAAGTGGCAAGCGGCATGACGATGGCCGGCCTTGCCCGTGAGCTTCGCATTAGCAACCTCTCGCTCTATCACTGGATCAAGAAAGACCCGGATCGGCAATCCCGGTTCGAACAGGCGCGGGCAATTGCGGCGGATCAGTGGGCAGACGAATGCCTGGACATTGCCGATCAGACCGACAACCTCAACGCTCAGGCCGACAGGCTCAAGATCGAAACCCGCAAGTGGCTGGCCGGGGTGACCAATCCCGACAAATACAAATCAGCACCCACGCAAGCGAACGTGCAGGTAAATGTTAACCAGTTGCACCTCGATGCTCTGCGACAACTAAACCTGGGCAACTCGGAACCTGTGATCGACATTACCCCCACGCCCATCAAGCAAGTGTCCTCATCAAATCTCGATGCAGACGACTTGCCCGATCCCTTTGGCGACGAATGAAGTCTCCCCTCGTCGGCGTGCCTCTTTTTGGCCTTGGGGACACATAGAATGGCTCCGGGACACATAGAGCGCATTCCGGGACACATAGCAAAAAATAATTCCCCTTATTTTTCAATACTCCGGGACACATGGGACACTTAGGACGGCAAAATCCAACATTCCACATATACGTTTGGGTAAATAGTAGCTTTACAACGTATAACAAAGTAACTACATACCCAATGCTATATAGGGTAGTGTTGATTTTCACCCCCTATGTGTCCCGCCCGCAGATTTCTGCGATTTTATGTGTCCCCAAACGCCGGGCTATGTGTCCCGGCCAAGGATTAAGTGTCCCGAAGGAGTATTTATATGGGTATCCCGAAAGAATGCTTGCCGTCCCGCGAAACACTGTCTCGCTATTTTGACTATGACAAAGACACCGGCTTATTTCGGTGGAAGGTTACAATCGGCCGGGTCAAGCCTGGCGACATTGCAGGGACCAAGACTCCCCAAGGTCACTTGGTAATTAGGCTTGCTGGCTCAACCTACATGGCTCATCGCCTTGCATGGCTATTCGCCACGGGACACTGGCCGCACCGAACTGTGCGGCACCGCAACGGTGATCCGACCGATAATCGCTATGCCAACCTCGTGATGCTCGAACCTTTGCGCGACCGCGATCCTGTCACCCGTAAGCCAGTGGCGCACAGGACAAATCAGTCCATGGCGCACGGCGTGTTTCGGGTTGACTTCCCCCGCCAAGGCATAACGCTTTATCAGGCCAACGCCTTGATGCGTGGCGAGTCCGTGTTCCTTGGACGGTTTGAGACCAAAGAGGAAGCCGAGGCTGCGTTTACAAACGCAACTGGGCAAGAGATCGTCCCCACCAACGTATAAAAAAAGAGGGCCGAGTGGCCCTCTTTTTCTATTCACCGATTACGGCTAACTCGTATATCAATCGGTCGAGATACCAACTGGCCTTTCTCAAGTCCTGACCAGGCTTCCCCTTATGTCGGTATCGCCAGAGATACTTCATGGCATTGCCCTTCAGGTAGCCCTCGAACTCTTCGCGGCTCATTGAAGCCTTAATCGCCTCGATGGCCTCGATGCCCCCTTGCCGGTAATGCCCCGGCTCGTTGACCACATCCTGCTCTTCTACCTCACCATACATCAGTCATCATCCTCATCGCTGTCAAAACTAATCTGGATTCCAAAGAAATCTGCCGCAGCGTCCTCGCTCATCGCGTCGATCACCATCCGATCTTCATCGCCAATCAGAAGCTCCAAGCCACGGAACACCCGCTTCGTACGGGTGGCCCGGTCTTTGGTTAGCTCATAGCCCTTGGCTTTCATCTCCGCCGAGAACTTGCGCTGGCTCCAGTCTTTGCCCTTTACCTCGTTCTCGTCCCGGCACCATTCGCGGAAGTCTTCGAAGGCTTCGCTGGTCCCCATCTCGCGGCTCTCGCCGGCCACGCATCGCTCCTCGATCCATCTGCCTAACGCATCCTCGCCGCTCAGATAGTCTTCGGTAGCACGAAGCACGGCCGTGGGCGGGTTCAATCCCTCGGCTAGCCACATCTTCGCGCCCTCAACCACCCACGCAAGGATCGCCGGGTATTCTTCCTTGAGCTTGTCGGGCAAGTCCACGTCCTTACGCGCCGGCTTCGTCTCGAACGGGATCAAGTGCATCCGGCGCCGCATGGCGTCATCCACGTTAGTAATCTCTGGCTTCGTGTTGCCCGCGATCACCAGCGTGAACTGCGGTTGGAACTCGAAGTTATCCTGGCGCATGAAGCGGGCGCTGATCTTGTCACCGCCGGTCAGGCTCTTCACCTTGGCCTCGTCCCACTTGCGACTAGGATCAATCTCCTGCGCGTGGACCAGCCGCGCGCCCATCAGGGCTGCAAGTTCGGTCGAGTGCCGCTGCTGGTTAGACGCAAGGAATACGTCCGCACTGGCCACCGTGGCATAATCGCCAAGGATAGCACCTACTGCGCCAAGGAACGTCCCTTTGCCATTGCCCCCGGAGCCATGTGCAAACGCAAGCACGTGTTCCTTTGTCGAACCAGTAGCCGAGTAGCCGGCCAGCCTTTGCAGATACGCCTTAAGCTCCATGTCCCCGGCGCACGCTTCATTGAGAAACGCATTCCACTGCGGACAGCCACGCTCAAAGTCCACGTCAACCGCAGTCACTTTCGTGCAGAGTTTCGACCTGTCGTGCGGCAGAAGCGCCCCTGTGCGTAGATCAACAATGCCGTTGCGGCAGTTGAGCAAGTAGATGTCAGCATCAAGTTGATCCGTTCCGACCTGCATCGCCGGATCGGACTCCGCCAGCGCAGCCACGTTGCGGATCACAGGGTAGGATGCACACCGCGCCGCGATCCGCTCTGCCTTAGCCGGCGGCATACCCGATGTGTTTGCTTCGTAAGATGCCTTCGAACATACGTCCCTGGCGTAAGCTACATGGCGCTTGGCCACATCTCGCGCCCACTTGACCCCGTCCCACGCGATCCAGCCCAAGCCGCCCGCAACGTATCGAATATCCGAAACGTGCAACCTCGCTAGCCGTGAAGCTAAAGCCCCGTCCGAATACTGGATCGGCCCTTCGGTTGGACCGGCGATCAGGTCTAAGCTGTCATCATACTCGACCGTCTCGAACTCGTTCACGTCTGGCTTGAACCCAAAGCGCCGAGCCTGATCCTGAATCCATTCCCACCCTAGCTCATACGGCGGGTGCATCCGGCCGAAGTCAGACTCAATCATCTCGACCGTGTTGACCCCGTCCTCCCACGACATCGCCCACTCAGTGAACAGCGCAAGAGCCTCGTTCTCATTGTCCGGACCAGCCGCAGCCTTGATAGCATACCCCATACGAATGTAGTCATCCCGGTCAGGGAAATGCTCAGACGTGTTAGGGATCGTTTTAAGCGCCTCTGAGAGCGCCGTCAAGCTTTCCGCTACCAGACTAGCCTGATCGACCTTTTGGCGCTCAGCGGCCTTCTCAGGCGATTTATCGGCATGAATAATCTCACACCCCGTCATCTCCAGCGTCTCGCACAGATCAGCGAAGAACTTTTCGACCTTTTCGCGGGTGATCTTGGTCAGACACGCCGGCCCACGGATCGTAATGTCTTGGTCCAGCGAGTAAGGCTCACGCGTGACGGGGTGGATACCGCCGACGACATACTGCTGGCCGTCACCTAGCAATTCGACTAGCTGTTCGACCCCTTTGCCATCGCGGAAACGAAGCCTCATTCTTCCGATGGGTTCGTCGGCGCGATACATGAAGAGCTGCTTCGGCCACCGGCCTACGCGGACAGGCGCCTTGCCCAGCGACTTCTTCGCCATGTCACCAATGATGCGCGACAGACTCTCGTTCACCACGTCAATGTCAAGCGCCGGGTAGCGTCCCGCCTTCAGCCCGATGTTGGCGTTGCTGCGTTCCCACCGCTCGATCTCGCCCTGCGTCGGGACGTGGTCCTGCCAGTTGTAGCCACCCCATGTGCCTTGCGCATTCTGCCGACCAGGCGCCTTACCCGCTTGATCTGCTGTGATTTTTGATAGCTCAGAGAGCGGCGCTGCGGGCGGTATAACACTGACAAGCTCAGTGAAACCGGCCGCGTAGAGCCTTTTGAAAGTCAGCATTTTCGGTATCTCCATTCGAAGGTGACGCTAAGGCTGGCACAAATCCGGTGGCGATGGCAACCCGAAAAATTATTTTTGTGGGTGTTGACAGGCTGGGGATAGCTGTGCTTGGTTAGCGGGAGAGCGAAAGGTTACACATGATTTGCAGCATTGACTTTGAAACCCGCAGCGCCGTGGACCTGCGAAAGACTGGTGTTTATGTATACGCCACTGACGTATCAACCGACGTGTGGTGCATGGCCTATTCGTGGGATGGCGAAGACGTTCGCGTCTGGTCTCCCGGCGATCCGATGGATAGCAAGCTTGAAGACTGGATCGTCGAGGGCGGGAAGCTGCAAGCCTGGAATGCGAATTTCGAGCGCGTGATTTGGAATAAGATCATGGCGCCGCGCTACAACTGGCCCCGTACAAAAGCCGTACAATGGTATTGCACGATGGCACAGGCGAGTGCGGCTGGTCTGCCCCGCGCACTGGGTCAGGCCGCGGCTGTGCTTGGCGTCGAGGAACAAAAGGACAAGGTGGGTCAGGCGCTCATGCTGCGTATGGCCCGTCCCCGCAAGACGCTGGCGGATGGCACGCATACATGGTGGACTACGCCCGATAAGGTTGAGGCGCTGATCCGTTATTGCGTCCAAGATGTCCGAACGGAAATGGATGTGTCAACTCACATCCCCTATCTTCCCGACAGCGAACGCCAGCTTTTCCTTCTTGACCAGCGGATCAATGATCGCGGCGTGATGCTCGACACCGATTTGCTCCAGCGTGTCCGCCGCCTCGCAACCAACAGCAAAGCAGAGATCGACGCTGAGATTAATCGGCTTACGAAAGGGGAAGTGCGCTCGGCTACGCAGGGGATGCACCTCGCCGCATGGCTTCGTAAGTATGGCGTGCAGACAGCCAGCGTTGATAAGCAGGCGGTAGCCAAAATACTCGCGCACGATGGGCTGCACCCAGTTATACGCCGTGTTGTCGAACTGCGGCAGTCAGGCGCCAAGTCAAGCACGGCCAAGCTC